TAGTCTATTATCTACTGTAATGTCTACTATTTTACCGCTAAAATCTATTCCGTATCGGTCTCGGTCTTGTACATTTATAATATCCCCGGGACGAATATATGCGCCTTGTAGACCTGTTTGAAAACTTACAACTTCTTTTTGATTCTGAGCAGTCCAAAGTTTCCATCGTCCATATCGAATAGCCTGACCTTCAGAAGTTGCTCCAAATGCGACAGCCTTTTGAGATATAATTTTTCTTTGTGCAACTATATCTTCCCTATCTTCTACAATTAGATTTACTGGCTCATAGTTACGAGTAGGGTCATTCCAAGTAACTACTACTTGGTTGCTTCGAGTTTTTCTACCTGTACTTTCATAGTTGAATTTTCCATCTATAACGTTTGCTTTGGAAAAAGTATAAACAGGCTCTCCGGGTACATCTTGTATAGGAGAAAGTTTGCCATCCAACCAATAAAGCATTCCGGTAAATAAACTTGCAAAATCTTTAAGAACTTTATAAACATCTGTTGCTTTTGCAAGATATATGTTTGCTCGAAAACGGGGCTCAGTTCCTCCATTTCCATCGTCAACAAGTTCATCACAATATTTTGCAATTCTATATAAGGCAAACTTATCTATGTTATATTCTTCTAGCCAGTTGCCTGCCCCATATCTAGCATTAGTAACAATGTCATAAAATACCCACGCAGGATTATCAGTATAATAAAGTTCTGTTTTAAAAGTTCCATCCCACCAAGAGTCATATTCAGCAACCCCTGTAGATGAGTATTCTCGAGGAGTATAAGCTGTAGGAATCTCAACCATTAACCCTTTAAGTAAGTAACTTCGACTTGGTAATTGATTATAGGTTTTAGAAGAAAAACTAATTGCAGCAATTGCAGTATGTGGATAAATAAAACTATCTTGAATAGTGGAACTTAGATTAGCGCCTCCAGTAGAAGCAGTAGCTTGAAGATTCCATTTATCAACATCAGTTTCTCCACCATTTGAACCATCTGCCCTTACAGGGAGTCCCGCATCACGAGTTAATCGAGTCAGTCTAAGTTCAAAATCGTCAAAAGGCTTAAACCTATCCAGTCCTATTGTATGATCGAAGGAGACTGGTGCTGTTGTTCTTCCACGATGTACAATAAAAGTACCATACTGGCTAAATAATTTTCTGAAAGGACTCCATGTATTATTTATTTTTGTTCTTACTTCAAAAACATATATTGCATATGCATCTTCTTTATCTCCATTTTCAGTATTATAGAGAATAAGAGAATTATAATTTATTCGAACATTTATTTCATTAACTTGTGAAGGAGCAGAGGCTCCAAAAGCAGAAGAATTAAATAATTGTTGAGCTCCAGAATTTTGAACATAAGACTGCCCCGTAGGATAACCAAAAGTGCTTATACCAGAATAAGGGCTGCCAGATTTGTAGTTATTTAATTCCGTGGAATTACTAAATTGCTTTAAAGATACAACAGTAGTATTGCCTGTTTTTGTAACCCCTCCAGAGACTCCATGCACTTGTGAGATTGGAGACTGCTCTAATAATCCTTGTCTAAATTGTAAAGTTGAACCCTCTACTTTCGATGTTGAAGCATTTGGATCGGGATTATCAGGAGTTGTTGTTATTGAAGCCGAAACAGTAAAATTAGCATTTGTTAAATTACTATAGTTATGTAAAGCATCTACTAAAGTAAAAGAAGTATCGGAAACATATGTTGCTATTTTTGCGGCTTGAAAGAGAACTAACTCCCAATTTGCTGCGGATCCAAAACCCCGTCGTATAGGAAGACTGTACATTGTGATTGTATTAGTACTACTATTCCAATAACTATATCCACCATATTTTCTACCAGTAACGGTATTTCTAACTATGGTATAGTATTTATCTAATTCATAGTTCTGCCAATTACTATTTAGAGTAGTTGAAGGAGTAATTGTAGTTACCGTAACAGGCACATAACTACCACTAGCTGCTTGAGTTATAGATGAAACACTAGATGTCTCTACTTCTATATGAGCAATTTTACCTACATCTGTTTCTTGTATTGTACCATTAGTTACTGTCATTGCAGTAGAGGAAGTAGGAGTTAAAGTAAGAGAAAGAGCACTTCCTGAATCTGTAAGACTTCCTACTAGAGTTGCATTTTCAAAAGGAACATCATTAATGTAAACATCATTCATACCTTTTTCAAGGCCATAAATAGGGCCTTCACAAAGCATATCAACAACACCAATGTACTGTTTACTAGATCCTGTTAAGTTGGTTGTATTTGCCATTTATAATTATTCCTTAATCAAACTCTGGACTTGATAATTTATCATCATTAGGGGATGGTCCGCCTCCGCCTCCGCCGCCTCCGCCGTCGCCATTATTTTGAGGAGGAGTCCAATCTTCACTAGGCTCTACAAAATCAACAAACTGTCTCTCAGAGTTTTTAATTTCGAAAGATATAGGGCGACCCGGTATTCTTAGTTGTCCATACAAAATGGGAACGGGGTCTCCTTCTAAAATTGTTTGTCCTGAACCTTGAAATAGGTAGCTTTCGTCTTGTTGTATCCCATCAGTTGATGGATCCGGGGCCATTAATTGTTGAATACCTGCAATTGCTAAGTTTATAGCTAATCCAACTACCATTGACCCAGCAAGACTTAATCCTCCACCTGCCGCCATTGCCCAGCCTCCGGCAGCAAATCCTCCTGTAAAGTAAACAACTGCTATAATGGCGATTGCTGCAAAAATTTTACCTAAAGCTGATTTTGATCCTGCTGGAATAGCAACAATAGTAAAACTACCTTCATTTTGTTTTAGAAAGAGCTCTTCTTCCATTTCTAGAGGCTTTCCTTCTACTGCGCAAGTAAATCCGATTCCTTTTTCATGACACTCAAGCATGTAATCTCTAAAACCTTCTAGATTTGTTTCAAAGCATGAGACTGCTTCCTTAAAGGTAGAAACATCCATAGAAAACTCAGAACCGAATTTTTCTGCAATTTCTCCTTCTAAATATACTTTACGCAACATATCTATAAATTCCTGTTAAATTCTCCGCCCAAAAAGGATATAAATTTTCTCTACAAGAGATTCTATTTTCTGCATGATGAAAGAAAATGTCATTACCCAGGTACACTCCACAATGATTTGCAACTTTATTTCTTATTGTAAAAATTAACACATCATTTTTCTCTAAAGTGTTTACTTTTTTATGGTTCCAGTTTTTAATATTTTCTTCTGTAAAATAGTCCAACCCTCTAATCCACCAATCATCTTCAAAAGGTTCTCGAGGTGGAATATGAATATTTTCTTTTGCAAGCCAATCTCTCATTGCTTCGAAGCAGTCTAGTTTTCCAAACTGGTATTCTCTACCAATAAGAGGATAAGCTTTTGTTTTTGGTTCTATAATATTTAATTCCATTTCTGGATAACTAAATATATAATAGGGAATTCCGAGAGCATTGCAACAGTCTATATCGTGTTGAGAAGGCTCATTTGTAGCGTCTGGATGACTATGTACAATTGCAAATATATCTGCTTTTCTTTTAATATCTAAGTACTCTAAAGAAGACATAACAAAATTTTCATTTGTAGAAGCAGTATTCGTGCAAGGAAACCATTTCTTCTTTCCTTTAACTATTCCAATTACTCCACAGCCTTCGCGTGGATACTCTTTTTCAAAATGTTTTTCTATCTCTTCAATCATCTGTACTTCTTCGATCCGGGGAATCCTCCAAAAGGTAATGGCACAGCTTGGTTTGCTGAAGCTCCATCTCCTTGGAATCGAAGTTTACAAGCTGCCAATGTTTTTTGGCAAAGATCTATACGTTTCCAATACTTTCTATAATATCTAGGATCTTTTGCAGAAGTATGCGTAAAGAGAGCTTCCCATACTTCTAGTTTGCCATTAGTCGTTGTTTTACGAATAGCGCCCTGTGAGTATCCTTGGCTACTCCAAGCAGTTATAGAAGCAGGAGTTCCCAAATCTGTATTCTCTATATCATACAATTTCGTTTGTGTAGAATCATTTGCATAAGTACATCCTCCTCCAAGACCGTCTGCTCTTCCTTGATACTGCCAAGAACAATACCTACCAATTACCATTCTTGATGGAATTTGAGCACCTTCTATATCCATTGGAGAAGCTAATTCAAAAGTTACAACAATATTATTTTCGGAAGCAACTCTATCTATATAATAAGTTTGAGAGGGAAACTCTTCACCAGTACTCAGTTTACTTTTTAAAGTTTTTCTGTAGACTATCTTAGTACCAATTAGCTCGTCATTTCTTTCAAACGCATCGACTCCTGCCGTACCCGCTACTCTTAAATCTTGCAAAACTGCTTCATTATTTGTATCTAAAGTTTTTGTAAGATTAGGTATGTTTGCAATCGCAAGACTAGGTCGAGCATAGGCCCCAGAAGAGTTAAATTCAATTCCGGTTATTTGAATTGGAATTGCTAAGTAAGTAGTTCCATTGAAAACAATATCTGTATTACCATCATTATTTTGGTCTGTTTCACTATTAGTAAGATAATATTTTCCCGCACCAGACGTAGAAGAATACCCGGGCAAAGTAATATCAAATAATTCTATAAGTTCGTCATCAATTTCTGATAACTGTACTGTATCTATTAAGTCTGTCATTAGGGTTCGTAAACCTTTCTAAAATTTCCTGTTAAAGTATGAATATCGTTTTGTCCGTAGTTAATGTCATAGTTTTCGCAAACTACTTTTACCGTTTCCTCTGAAATTACTGCGTCAAAATTTAGTCCAGCTTTTACATCTAAGAAAGCACTAAGAACTTCGATCTCTTCCCAAGGACGATTTTTAAAGGCAAAGTTAAAAGTAGTTTCTTGGGTATTTATTCCGTCTCTTACTCTTTGCTCATACCCATCTCCAAATTTTGCAACTAAAAGTCGATGTTTTACTCTTTTTGTAAAGCCTCTATCAAATGCAAAAACTTTTGAAGCAGCAGAATTTGGAAAAACTTCGTTTAAAAGTGCTGTTGCTGTTCCTGCACTTGGAAATCTTGCCGCTATTTCAGTAGATACTTCAGTTTTTAATACATCTATTTTAAATATTCTTGCCATTATGCTACTCCGTATGGATTAAGAATTCCACCCGAACGCTTTTGATTGAGAAGCTCTTGTTGTACTGCACCTGCAATTACTTTTCCTAAATCCATCCCTTGTTGATCCCCCGAAGCATCTTGATTAGTATTTCCGCTAGAGTCTACTGTCACATTTACAGTAACGTTATTATTTTGTTGGCCTGCTCCATTCATTGCAACAGGTATAGCTTTTCCATCAGGAAGAGGTACAATTGCTTCATTATGTCTGCCCTCTCCAACCATTCCAAGCGTTGGTTTATTTACAACTCCTCCTTTTGCAAATGCTCGGAAGCCGCCTGGGGCATAACCTCCTTTCGCGAAGAAGAATCCGGCAACCATACCAAGAATATCAGCGAAGCCACCACCGCCGCCACCACCGCCGAAAAGACCCATTATGCCATTAACAATATCTCCAAACATTTGATCAAAGCCACTTAAAGCTCCTCCAAACACATCGCCAAGACCTTTTAAGAAAGGAGCTTCTCCGCTAAATAAACGACCTAAAGAATCTACAAAGTTTCCAAAGATTCCTCCACTCACACCCCTCTCTGCCGTCATCCCCTCTCCAGAAGCGGTCGTTTTGCCCGCCCCAGATTTAAAGAAATAGTCAAAGATACTTCCACTTTTTACTTTCTCAAAAATGTTTGAAAAGAATCCTCCAATCTTTTCAAAAATTGTTTGCTCAACTCCTGCAGCGCCTCCTCCTGCAGGATCTGTAGTGTCTCCTCCTGGCAGTCCAGAATCTGTAGGGGGTTTAACTATATCTCCCAACCCTTCTGGGAGTGAGGATTCTGGGCATAGTTTCATACACCCCATTTCTCCCGTTCCGGGAATAGGAGCACCTCCAGGTCCTGGAACAGAAGTTGTTGCGCCTGAAGCACCTCTTTTCATTGCATTTTCAATATCAGTAGCAACTGTTTTGCCCGCAGACTCCATATTTGTTTGAATTTGCTGACCTCCGGCTTTTGCTGCTTTAGTCATAGCTTCTTGCATTTCTTCCGCAGGGCTCTTAATTCCTAAGAGTTTTTTCATTATTTTTGCAGTCATAATTGCTGCAAGTTGATCTGCAATAGACTCTAAAATTCCTTTTGCAATGTTTAGAATCGCATCTTTTAAGCTACTTTCTTCACCTTTAATAAGAGCTGCAATATTTCTCTGAAGCCCGCTCTCTAATGCTTGGGCGGCTGCATCCCCTATTTGAGCAAGCTCGTCTTTTTGTCTTTTTAGAGCTTCGGTTTGCTCGTTTAAAACCATTAATTCAGCTTTTGAAATTTCTAAGGTGCGAAGCCTTGCTGCTTGGTTTTCGCTAAGTATTTGCGCTTTTTCACGGTCTTTTTCGTTAGTACTTGCCCCCAGCTTAGCAATGTCAGCTACTGCATTCTTGGACACAATATTTGCTTGAAAAATTTTCTGTTCAAGAGCATACTTTTTGTTTGCATTTTTTAGTAAGTCTGCTTCTATTTTAAGTTCTCTCTTAAGTAGAGAGGTTTTACCTCTAGAAGCCTTTAACTCTCCTGCAGTTATTAGTAAAGACTGCATAGCAACTTCATGTTCAGTATTAGCCAAGCTTTGTACTAACGCTAATCGTTGTTGTAAGAAAGCTATTCTCTTTTTTTCGGAGTCTATAGCGTCCGGATCTCCTTGAGTAGCTAGATTCGCTTTTGTTAATCTTAGTTCCTCATTCATATTAATAAGAAGCTGATCATACTCAGATAACGGAAATACTCTTTGTTCCGCCCTATTTATTGCTTGAGAGTTTTCATTCTGTAATCGAGTTAAATGAGTTATTGCAGCAGATAAAGCCATTACTTCGGTTCTCTGCTCCAATAATTGATCAATATCTACGTCTTGCTTATTATTTAGCTTATCGAGAGTTTCTAAGTAAGCAACTACTGTTTTATTTGCTTGGAATCTTGCATTATCTATTCCTACCAAAGCTTTTCTATCTTCTAGCAATACTCCGATACTTGTTTCTACAACATTTAAATTATTTTTATTTGCGTCTAAATAATCTCCTAATGTTTGTGTAGATCTTTCTCGTATTTGATTTAGTTCTTTTTCAATTACAGCTACTTCCCTTACAACTCTTCCCGAATCAGGGTCTACTGCAACTCCTTCTCTTCTAGCCTTTCTAGAAGCTGCGGCTGTGCCCGACCCGCTAGTTACTTTTCTGGATCTGTTTAACTCATCTTCTAGTTTCTTTAATTTATTAAGGTCGCGTTCAGTACTTGCTGCCATCTCTTTTATATACTGATTAACTAATCCATCCCCGGAACCTGCTCCTAAATCTTTTGCTAATTTAAAATTAGATACATTTGCAAGTCTTTTCCCGAACGCTTCTATTGCTTTATTTCCATTTTCAAACTCAGAGTTCATTATATTTTGCACTTTTATAAACTCTTCTGTTTCGGATTTTAAATCTTCAAGTTTACTTTTCATATAATCATACTTAGGTGCAGCTTTTTCCGCTTCGTCCCCTGATCGGAAAAAAGAAACTGCAAGAGCTCCTAAACTAATAATTAAGCTAACCCAAGATAATGCGCCAAGAGCAAGAGAAATTCCTGCAGCAGCTCTGCTTGCAAATGTAACCATACCGGCAAATACTCTCTTTGAAGTAACTCCAATGGCGGAGATAGAAGCTCTTACTTTTACTGACATTACAGCAAAAGCTCCCTCTATCTTTTTAGTGGTAAGTTTATTTGCTCGCTCCATTTCATTTAGAGTTCTATATACTTCTCCTCTAATTTGCTTATTTGCAATTTTGTACCCTCTAACTTGATTTTGAAGATTTAAACGAACTTGAGCAATTTGAGCATCACTTAACTGCTTACCATCTTTTAGTTTTTGCAATAAACTTCTTTTATGTGCTTGAACATCCTTTAAGCGAGTTTTTGCATTTTCTGCTACTTCTTTTTTTAGAGTTGCTTGTAAAAATGCTGAATTTTTTACAACTTCATCTTTTCCTAAGCTTTCTTGTAATGACTTTTTTGCTTTTGCTGAGCTTTTTTCTGCCCTATCTGCTAAGTCAGATAGACCTTCCCCAAGCTTACTCAAACTCGGAAGAGCCGCAGTCAATATTTGTGCGCCAAAAGGGGCAAATGCTAAAAATATTAATTCAGGAAATTTTTGTAAAGTTGTTGCAATTGGAGTTAAAAACTTTACTGCAAAGTCTCGTAATTTATTTACAATTTCTTCAAATGCTGTAGAAAGTTTAGCAAACTCATTTGCGCCCCCTCCTGTAGCTTCAAGCAATTTTCCATACTTTTCTTCTGCTTCTCCAAGAACTTTATTTGCTACAGCTTGGCTTCTCTGAAAAGAATTTAACTCTCCGGTAATTCCAAGTGCATCTTTATACTCTTGAGTTGCTTCTTCTAGTCGAAGAATAATACCTAATTCGTCAAGAAGTTCGGGCTCCGCTTTTGTAATACCACGAACAAGACGATTAAATGAGTCTGTAAGATCTCTGCCAAGAACAGTCGATGCGTCTTTTGCAGCTTTTGAAATCTGAGTAATTTGAGTAGGATCAAGGCCTGCTGCGGTTCCGATTGCTGCCGCCTGCGCAGCGTCTCGGAAGCCTAACTGAGCATCTGTTGCGGCCTGAATATCCTTTGTTAAAGAACGAAGAGAAGTACCTGTGGCTGCAGCGTATGCAGTTTGTCCTTCCTGAAGAAGTTTTAAACTACCAGCATCTTTCAAAAAGTTAAATGCGGCACTTACGGCAAAAACCTGAGCAGCAAGAGTAGCATACGCCGGTACAATGCCACCGGAGATACCCTGTGCCATTTTAGAAAAGTTTTTGGTAGAGTTTGCAGAAGCCTGAGCAGCTCCTTTAAGATTTCGATCAGCAGTTCTAGCAGACTTTCCAGCTTTGTCCAGCCCCGCAGCAGCTTGTTCAGCTTTTTGACCAATAATTTTAAGGTTACCTTTTTCAGTAACCTTAATAGTTAAATTGATTTCATTTTTTGCCATTAGCCACGAACATTATGGGTATATGTCTTTCCACCCCCTGCAGCCTTAGTTTTACGCTGCTCTGCTTTTCTTCTATTTTCTGCTTCTTCTGCTTTATGGTTTACTACTATACCTTCATAAAGCTTTGCAAAGAAAAGTATGGTTTTTACATCTTCTAAATCGTATATTTTAAATATATGCTCTAAACTTGACCATTCCTTTCCTAGATACGTTCCTGACATTCCATCCCACCGATCTGGCAGAAGTCCAAACACAAAAAATGCCACTTGAACCTCTTCCGGAAAAGCAGAAGAATCGAGTGGCATTTTTTCTGGATCAGGTTCTTGACCTAATTGTTCACAAATAAGTAAATACTTATCTACATCTATTTGTGACGAAGATTCTTTTACTAGCCGTTCAAGTAGCCTTTGTATTTCGGCTACTTGCTGCTGGTAAAATTTTCAAGATCACCTACTGTTTCAGTTACCCAAGTATCGAAATCTCCTGCATTCTTCATTAGAAGCTCTGCATTCTCTTGAGTGTAGGCAAGCTCGTCATCTGGGTCCTGTTCAGAAATATCTACCAAAAGAAGCTCTTCTAGGTATCGAAATTTCAGTCCCTTCCACCCTTTGATAACTGCTTTGCAATATTCGGTTAAAAACTTTTCTTCATCAAGCTCTTCTTCAGGCTGTCGAGTTTTCTTGCTAAACTTTGTAGTTACGCACTTTTTGCGTAGCTTTAGTAGTTCTTCTCGTGCCAAGTAGCATAGGTCTACAGACATATCAGCGCAGCCAGGGAAGTCGATTGTTACAGTTTTGCTCGGAGTCATAAGACTCGCAAGAGAAACAGGTTTTTTATCCGTCATACATTTGTCCTTAAAAGAAAGTTGTTATTGATTTATACCACATATTATAACGAAAGGCAGCAAAAATGTCAAGAAATATTTTTACCACCTGGAAAGAAAAAACCCGCCGAAGCGGGTTTTGGTAGACTAAGTTAGATTAGGGGTAGCTAGTTACTGCTCCACTATCCTCATTACCATAGTAGGTAAGTACGATTTCGTCCGCATTGTCGAAGTCATTCGTATAAGCACCAAATCCAGTCTCAAGAGAAATAACATCTTCTACTGAGTGTACTGGTACATCAATGTGTACTTTCGGCATACTTACATAAAGACGTGGATTCCCATCTACTGCTCCACCAATTTGGAAAGTTACTTGGAAATCGTTTACAACTTTATCCAAACCTTCGCCAGAAGTAGTCATGTTGTTAAACAATTCTACAGAAGAGCCTTTGTGAGTGCCATTCGCAGGATCTGCGGTAGTGTCAAGCGTCAAGTAGCAGTTAAAGTTACCTGTTACAGTTCGACCACCCGTTACACCTTCGATTGGAATGTTTACATTACCAAGTTCTTCCGGTACCAGATAAGTAATGTTATTAGATACTGTTACGTTACCTCCGGTAAGAGTTAGGCTATAGTCGCCTGAAGGGAAGGCAGTAGTATCAGTAGTACTTACGATACACTGAGTCAAACGATTTCGAATAAATGCTGAAGTTTGATCAACACCCGCATCGATTGCAAAATTAGCTGTAGTAGCCCCGGTAGCAATACCCATCTTCAAGTCAGCACTGCTATCAAGGAAAATATCCCCTGCAGTAGCGCCTGTAATAGTTGTACCAGATTGTACAGTTACCACGCCTGCGGACTGCTTATCTACAATATTCTTTGCAAAACCTGACCAGTTAATTGTAGCAATACCATCAACATCGAAGTCAATAGAAGCTTCGTTAATTTGAGCATTTTCCAGCTTGTATACCATTGGGTTGGTAGTGCTAGTTTCCATTACAAAATAAAGGTTACAGGTTGCAAGTACCGCACGGTTTGACTGACCAAAGTTAATAGTTTGTCCCGCATCGGTAGGCATAGCTACGGCACTGCCAAAGTCTGAGTTTGAATCCGCCTGAGAATTACGATAAAAACCAGTTGTTGCATCATCATCAATTGCATCAATGTCAATTGTAACAGACCCAGTACCATCACCAATCAAAGAGGCTGGAACAATAAAAGTTTGGGCAGCAGTATATCCTGTACCACCACTTACTATTTGTACATCGCTTGCATTGCCTGCAGCATTAACAATAATTTGGAAAGTACCTGCAGTACCTCCATGAGTACCTGTTACAAGTGAGTTATCACTATCAATAATGTAGGTGCCGGGGGTTCGATCGCCTGCACTATCCGCAGAGCTGAAATCAAGAGTAGCCAAAGCACCTTGAGAGCCAATAGTTCCATACTTATCAGCACCGGCCATTACAGCCCATAGAACTTCTTCTACAGCGTGATGCTCAGTACTCGTGTAGAACGGACGTACATATGTGCTAAAAGACCACTCAGCCGGAGCCAGAGAGTCTGTAAACAGTCGTCGACCACGACGGCTGATACCGTCTGCACCCTGCATTTCTGCGAGAGTAATATCAGACGTATTAGTAGACTGTGAGAAACTGAACCCGTCAAGAACTGGAACTTCCCACAACTTACTATCAAACTCTACATAGAGTTTTGAGTCTCTACTAAAGAATAATTGTTGTGCCATAGTTTATCTCCTATGAACTTTGAAAAGAGGCGAACGTGAATCCTTTGATTCGTGTCGCTCGTTTCTAGTATCGAACCTCTATAAGTATTTCTCCTACTCCTAAAGGATCTAATACACCTTCATCAGTATCTATGCTGATGATTGTGATTTGGTGGGTAAATTTTAAGTCCCCTCGTCTATCATAGTATTCAAATCTACTATTATCTTCTAATACAGTTTCTACATCTTCCAGAAGCTCATCTAATGCTTCTACTGCATCTTCTTGATTCACATAACAACGAACAGTTATATTCAAAAAACGGTCTTTATAACCTCCGCCTTGATACTCTCGTCGCTCTGAACCTGCATTGAGATGAATAGCGGGAAACTCTTCTACCTCATCCCAAAATTTCAGTCTTGGACTTACTTCTGCTACAGAAGTTTGAAAATAACCGGTACCATCTATAAGTTCTAGTTTATTTGCAAGTCCTTGCGTTATAGCGGCACGTCGGCTAGAAAATTCTCTGTTTTTTGTAACTACCGCCACTAAACTCTCCTAGTATAGAATCTTCCTATTGCCATTTGTGTTGCTAATTCTCTTATTGACGCATCAATAACCCTTCGAGGGTCTCTTTCAGGCGTTGCCCAGGGGGCTCTACCACTTCCCATTTCAAAAACTTGATAAGGGCTTTTATCGTAAGTATATCCCACACTTGGAAACCCTTTGTTAGTAGTTAATACATCTACTACCCTAACACTACTAGCAAATCTTCCCGTTCTGCTCTCGAGGCCGGGCGCTCTCATATTCTTTTCTACTGTTTGCGGCAATTTTTGATTTAGCATTGCCATTATTGCAAACATACTTCCCATATTCTGTTGTGGGGCTTTTCTAGAGGCTATTCGCCTTTTCTTTATAGGGCTGCCCGTACTTTTATCCATTACATTTTTACTAGCTATTTTCTTTCTGCCAGGCGGCCCTTCTTTGATTTTTGTAGATTCGCTAGTAGTTTTTAAAGTTTTCTTGTCTTTAAAAGGGTCTATTAAAACTTTTAGCGTTTTTTTGCGCTGCCCTTCCGCTAAACTATCTGATCCTTGTATTTCTGCAATATTTAACTTTGCTACTGCTTCTTCTAATTTTTTCGCGAGGGCTTTTTCCTTTCCGCCACCCTGTATAGCGTTAAGAATCTGACTACCTAACACTACGTCAATTTTTCCGTCTTTTGAGTTTTTATAAATTTCTAAAATCATTCCCAGCCCTTGGGATTCTAACTCTTTTTTAATTTCTGGAGTAATTGTAGAATCTCCATATGCTTCCATCAAAGCTTCGTGTACTCCATTATTTAAGAATTCTTCAATGTTACTGCTTCCACCTTCATGCTCTAAGTTAAAAACTTGTCCTGCATTTTTTAAGTCCCGTGTTTCTCCTGGCTTACTGCTACTAGGACGAGTTAAGGGCTCCCCGAGCATTTTTATAAAATCATTATAAAATTTATCAAGAGGCTTTTTGTACATTTGATAAACTCTATCAAAGTTATTTTTAGAACCTCCGTCTACTTGTTCTACTACTGCTACTACTCCGCCCCTAATATTTTTTACAGTGATTCCTTTTGAGGGGTTGTGTCTTTTTCCAAAAGCTTTTCTAACATCCGTTGTTAAAGTAGTTATTAGTTTTGCTAACTTAGGCTCTATGTTTTTTAACGCCTGCCGCCCTTCTGCCGTGCCTCCCGAAGATCGATTTAATAAGTCACGAATTGTCTGCTTAACTTTCGAACCTCTATATGTAAATACATGGGTTCTTTTATTTGCTACAACTCTTCTATAATCGTCCGAACTTTTTTTAAGCTCAGAATCTAATTTAGTTAAAAACTGCGCTAGTTTAGGGCTACTCATTAAAAGTTTTTATACAAATCTAGCACTCTTTTAATATGGTCAGGAAAAGCTACATTATTTCTCTGACTAGTGCTTGCTTGGTTCTGTATACTGGCACCCGCAATAGTTCTTCGCTCTTTGTGCTCATCTTTTAAATAGTAAGTAACAAGATCTGTAACTGCTAAACGAAGATCAACAGGAATACTTGCGTATCCTGCAGTATAAGTTATACGAACTGCTCCTGGGCCACGTCTCCAATTCTTATAACTACTTCCACCTGTTGTGCGAATAACACTATCTGTAACAGAATCAAGATAGTATTCATGCGCAGCAGTAGTTAAAATATTATAAGAATCTTCGTAAGTATCTCTTTCTTCTACAGATACAATCGTATTTACAGGACTTTCAGTTAGTTGAACAATATGAGTGTCCCAGTCAATATTAATTGTATCTATTTTATTTGTAGAGTAGTAATCTACAAAACTATTTCCACAATAAGTTTTTACTAATTGACTCACAGAAGGAATCAGATAATTTAAGCGCAAATCATCCTTGGGCTTTTCAATGCCTTCAGACTCTTTGTATTCTTCTACTGTTATCAAATTTGCCATATAGAGTCAATTAATAAAAACTTGGGGAGGCGAACCTCCCCAGTTTATGCAGCAATTAAGCTACTACGTCGAGTCGAACTACAGATACGTCAGCTGCAGTATCAGCTACGAGCTGGTTAAAGCCCAGAGACTGAGTAGCAACAATAACGTTACGCTGGTTCATTACTTCGTAATCTTGCTCAACATTTACACCACGCAGACGTGGGATTGCAAAGTTACGAACGTTGACTGCGAGACCAACACAAGCATCTTCAGCTTCCGCAGGGAAGTTGTCAGATACGATTACGGGCGTACCATAAATCGCACCTACTTGACCGGTCAGCTTGGTAGCAACGTCAGAACCTACATCAGTGATATCGGCAAAACCGGCATCAGCGATCAGATCGTAGTAACGCTTCTGAGATACAACATATACCAGCTCATCAGGCATCATGCCATACTTACCCATCAGCTTACGGGCTGAGAGGAAGTCGGCTGCGTCTACCGCAGTAGAAGCCAGAGCAGCAGCAGATACAGAAGTATCAAACGTATTCGTGCCAGCAAGCTTAATCAGACCATCAAAGTCATCAGAGCCGCCAGTAGCTACGTGGTTCAGCAGAGCATCGTCTACAGCGCGAGCGTGTGAACGTGCAACTGATTCTACGAGCATAGGCATCAGATTGATCAGGATTTCCTCGTCAACGTGGTTATCCATCAACGTGGTTGAAATCAATCGGTAAGCCTTCAGAACTACCTGAGCAGGCTGAGGAGCAGCGCCGCCTCGAGTCTGCAAATTACCTGAAGTAGCTGCACCAGTCTGGAACGTAGCCAGACCTGTATCCTGTTGGATGGGCAGTACTTGAGCTTGAGAATTGATCTGGATCTCACGGAACGCACGAGCCAGTCGCAGTTCACGCATGATTTCCTTCTCAATTTGGCTAGATACTTCAGTAGCGATGTTAGGAGCAGAAGATGAATAAGTTACACCAGCTTTCTCAATGATACCGCGACCATAAGAAGTGCCTTCCATGCCCTTACCAGTCATTACACCCAGCAGGTGAGCGTGCATGAACTCTTTGCCCCACTTAGAAATGGTGTCGCCTTCTGAACGATCAGAGAATACACGCTTAGACTCACGCATCTTGGTGATTTCTTCGCTCTTCTCTTCCAGTTGCTTCTGATACGACAGAATTACTTCGTCGATCTTAGCATCCTTCTCAGACAGCTTAGCTTCGATGTCAGCCATCAGGCGCTCAGCACCTGACTCAACACCAACGCTTACAGCAGCCTTGACTTCTTCTTCTTGAGCAGCTTTCTCAGCAGCTTCAGCGGCCGCCTTCTCTTCTGCTTCTTGAGCTGCCTTTTCTTCGGCAGCCTTTGACTCAGCTTGCTTCATAGCGATCTTAGCAGCAGTCTCCTCTGCTACTTTCTTCGCAAAAGCTTCCAAGTCGACTTCGGGAGTTTGTACTTCCGACATAATGATCTCCTCTTTCGCGGATTTTTCCGCTTCGTCCGGTGTTTCACTAGCTACCGATGAATTTTCATCCTTAGCCAGAGACTGACCGGCTAGATCTACACGATTGGTGAAAGTTTTCTTGAACTCATTATACTCTTCCATAGAGTCAAATGACTTCGCCAGAGAAAAAGTTGCTGCTTGATTACAGGGTACGGAAACAACCGACACCTCAAACAACTCAGCATCCTTAATCTTTAATCCGTCAGTTTCCGTTAGATAATCAGCATCCTTGACTCGGAAACCAACAGAAAAAGCTCCAAGAATGCCTTCTTTTACAAGTTGCGCCACATGGTCAGGCGCGGATTTAGAAATTTTCGCCTTTAATTCAAGACCGTTTTCAGTGACTTTAAGTCCTGTTGCGCGTCCGATCGGCTTGTTATAGTCATGATTGAAAAGAATAATAGGATTCTTTTCAAAGTTGTTCAGACCACCCTTAGTCCACGCCTCTGCGTCAATTGTATCTCCAGCACGATCAAAATCACTCGTACTCGCCATACCACAGATGTGAACTCCTCCATCATCCTCATCGAGAGCTTTGAAAGTGGAGGTAAGATTAAAAATCTTTTCCATTAGTCTTCACTCTTTTCTTCTGCCGGAGCAGCCTTGCTCAGAGCTTCTAGTGGATCTTTTTTAGGCTCTGGTGCAGGTTTCGGAGCAGGTGCTGGCTCCGGTTTCTTACCCAATTCGGGGTGCTTCAATTTAAGTGCATGAGTAAGGAACTTCCATGCCTTAAAACTTCTTTTTACCGAAATAGCGTGAATAGCATCTTTCGATCCTACAATATTCATATATGATTTGTAGTCAATATCAAGAGGTAGCTCAAACTCTTTAAAGTGCTTATATGCTGTGTCCAGCACAAGTTGCTTTTGTCGAACTGCCATTAATCTTCTCCTTCTTCAATAGGGCGACCACCCTCGTCTGGATTTGTTGCACTTCCTGCAATATTTGCAGGTACTCTTAAGTCATCAAATCCTTCAATCAGCTCGAAGTTAAGTGCTTCACGAGCTTCGTTTGGACTAATAATGCCAGTATTAACAAGAGCTGAGTAATACTGTGCTTGATCTCGAAGTTCCGGCTGCAGTGCTGGAATTTCAGTCACGTCTTCGGTTAACTCAAAACCAAAATATCTTTCAAGAGCAAGGTTAATTTTTTGTACAATGGGAAGAATTGTCTCAAGGTAGTACATTCGCATATTTGGGCGAAGATTTGCATTATTACCTGAGTCAAGCATGATCGGGGGTATACCCAGAGCTTTTAGAATAATCTTCTCATTTTCAGAAATTGCCGCTTGAAAATCTAATTCTCTGAAGTTTACATTTGAGATGGAATCTACTTCAATTCCGCCATCAAGAATAAGAGGTCTACGACCCCCTGCATCAGGACGGTATCGGGCTGTCCAAGATTGAATCATGCGCTCTTTAATTTTTTCAGACAAGGTGTTAGGAGACTTAAGTACAAGACCCGGAACAGCTCCATTCTTAAAGAAGTTGTCTTGGAAGTCCCGCATATTCTTCATAAGAACCATTGTCCGGAGCGCAGGCTTCAATCGAGAAACTCCTCTATAGATTGAGTAGAAAGAGTTTTCCTTAATATGAATAATCTCACTTGGAGAATAATTCACAGCTTCATTATAAGTAAACTTATCAATATAAGTTGTTTCACTTGCATGAATAGTCATTTTACTTGCAGGCAAGTGATAAAGATGTACTCCATCGAAGTAAATAAAGACGTTTCCATCTATAATATAATCTGTAATTAGATTCCGACGAAATGTGCTAATATCCTGAAAAAGGTTTGGTTCTTTGTTCAAAAGAAGATTTACTCTTGAACGCTTAATGCCTTTTACTACACTATTCCCAGGAGATTGTAGTCCGACTTTTACATCTATCTCTGCACAATCGTCTACAATCATATTTACGCCACGATTAACGATTTCTAAATCTTCATACGCTCGCTCGTAGCTAAACGTAGGCTCTCGTGACGAGATAGTTTTCTCGGTAAAATATGGCTGTGCAGGATTTAACTTTTCCTCCACATCTTTATTCTGCCAAAAGTTATACCAAGCCATGCTTTCCTCTTTGAATCTCTACCCAACGTTTTTGTTTAGGCGCTGAATGTAGTGTTGGGTTACGCCCATAAATTGAATGCAATTTTAAGTGGTGCGCATGACATATTGTGACAGTTTCATCATACAACTCTTCAATATGCTCGTTAATAAACTCATCTCTAAAGTCCCGAATATCCTCCATGTGGTAACCTTTTTCTTTAACCCACTTTTGAAGGAGAGGACTCAAACTGTAATAGTGATGAAAGTCGAGTTCAGTATCTACGCCACAAATGTAGCACTCTGACCCTTTCTCATACCTTGCTTTTGCTTTGTCCCGAATATACTTTACGGGATCTCGTTTTAGCTCTGTCATCTTTGAATCTATTACTTTTAATAACGAAATTATATCGTGAGGGAACTAAATTGTCAACTACTATTTTTCTGTGGTCCCTTCAGAAGCCCGTAGAAGAAGTTTCAAATGAATATAACGCATATCGAAGTGCATCTGCCATGTGTGATGCCATATTGTGTTTTGGTTTTTCTCGTGCTAGATTTGGATTGGGGTCCCACTGATACTGGTCAAGAGCAGAAAGACTTTCCTTGCATCTTTGGTCTACTACCAATTTATCATTGTCAACAATGCCAGCCACATGAGCAATACCATCAAGTACAGACTTCTTGGCATTTGTGGTAGTAATATCAAAGTTCTGAGCAAAGTCAAATCGAGTTTGCTGAGCCGCTGAGTCAATGAAGATATAATCAATATCCCACTTTTCCATAAGTCTACGAATCTCTGTCGCGTGTTGTTCAGTAGTTTTTTCAGCATCTAAGTACTCGTCGAGTAAATAGTACTTTTCTTCGTCCCAGTCGTACGCCAAAACGCAAAAGGCAGTGGGATCTCTATACCCCACATCAAGCCCAGCGAATATATCCATGTTTGAAATTTGGAATTCTTCCAAGTTCTCAATACACTCTTCGTGGTTAAAGTTCCAAATCTGTCCCTCATAGGTATTGAAATCGGCTTCATATTCTTGTTTGAATTCGGCTTCGGACATACTTTTTCGAGCTTCCGAGATATCGCTTTCAGACATGCGAGGATTATCCTTATAAGTTGCTCGTATCGAAGCCCACTCTGGAAATTCATCTGTAAACCCCCTATTAAAAAATTCTGCAAACCAGTTATTTTTTCCTCGAGGAGTAGAAATAAAAAGTGCTTTTGAATTATCTTTGTCAAGTGTAGGACGTAGTGCAACATTGAAAGCTTCTTTTCCATCTGCCAACGCTGCTTCGTCAAATATAATAAGATCGTAACTTCTGCCTACACAGGAATCGACCTGATTGATGGATCCCATCCGAATGGTGGAACCGTTAGTTAGCTCAATTACTTTATCTTTCGCATTATCCTTTGCAACCTCTAAATCAAAATGTTTGATAAGCTGTCGCTGAAGGTCGAAAGAAATCTGAGACAAGGCGTAGTTCGGAGACATAATTAATATGTGTGAACCAGGAACTAGTGATACTAGCTGCCCAATTATATTTGCGATATACGTTTTGCCTTGCCTTCGAGAAATAGCTGCCGTGACAAAACGGTATTTATTGTTATTAATCGCATTTATGATCGCCATTTGAGACGGAAGAGGTGTAACGCCGAGTAGATCCAAATAAGGATCTACTGGAAGTTTGAGAAACCTCGTCTCAGATTGAAAATCGACAATGTGCTCGGAGATTAAATCTCTTCTACTTATTTCTACTGCCATGTTACCTTCTTATTTTTCTTTGGCTTTTCCGATATTCAATGCAAATACATCAATCCACTTATAAAACTTTGCCCATAGTTTATCATCCATAGGCGTGGGAGTTGTTGCTGCAATTGCAGAACAAACACAACAAATTACAGGAAGTGCATATAGTATGTCAAACACTGTTAAAATAAAACTGATCATTTCTTACCGCTCCATGCTTGGGCACCAAAAAAGGCAGCCACTAAGCCTGCGACAGCGACAAAGTATGTCGGTGCCATATCACCAAGAATGCTGGAAGCTTTTTCTAGCCCAGCAACATCAGCAATAACAACAGCGAAGGGATACAACAACATACCAGCAAGAGAGAACCAAGCCATATTTCGTTGTGCATCTCGCATTGCATCTTGATCTTCAAGTTCTTTACGTTTAAACTCAAGATACAATGCCTCTTCTTCGGGACTTACTTTGCCATCCCCATTTGAATCTGCAGGATGAAAACTTTTTTCTTCACTCATTACCACTTCACCTTGTCAGCCCAGTATGCTGCCGACATCTTGCCCTTTGCAATG